GCAGACTCTTATGCTCGTGCTACTACTAGTCGGACTGGAGTTCTCGATACAAGCAAGTTACACACTTATCGATACAATGAAGACCTTTTTAAGAAGGTCACGACTCTAGCTGATGGTAAGAATCATGGTCTGGTCTTTGTTCTGGACTGGTCTGGTTCTATGGGTGATGTGATTCTTGATACTGTCAAGCAACTCTACAACCTCATTTGGTTCTGCAAGAAAGTCAATATTCCTTTTGAAGTCTATGCATTCACTTGTGAGTATCCTGTTCTACGTCCTGCAGGAAATGATGGTTATCTGATCTCTGCTTACGAAAAGAAAGATGGTTTGGTTCAGATTCCTGAGTATTTCAGCATGATGAATCTTTTGACCAGTAAGGTCAAGGCAAAGGAACTGGATGAACAAATGCGTAATATTTTCCGTATTGCCAGATTCTTTGGTTCTTATGTTTCCAGTAAAGTTATTCCTATGGGAATGGGTCTCTCTGGAACTCCTCTGAATGAGGCAATCGTTTGCCTGCATGAAATTATCCCTCAGTTTAAGAAGGAAAACAAACTGCAGAAAGTTCAGTGTGTGATTCTTACTGACGGTGAGGCACCTCCAGTCAAGTACCACAAGACTGTTCAGCGGCATTGGGAGTCTGAACCATATCTTGGAGTTCGTTCTCTCAACCTTCTGTGTCGTCTTCGTAATCGTAAAACTGGTAAAACCTATACCTTCAATGAAGAGTGGTGGAACTGTACCAATACTTTCCTCAGGGACATTCGTGACACCATGCCTGACGTGAACTTCATTGGTATTCGTGTGTTGGCTCCTCGTGATGCTGGATCTTTCATTCGTATGTATCATCAGGTCTATACTCCCGAACATGCTAATTTGACATCTCAATGGAAGAAATCTAAATCTTTTACCATTAAGAGTTCTGGATATCACTCCTACTTTGGTTTGTCTTCTAATGCTTTGGCACAGAACTCCGAGTTTGATGTTAAGGATGATGCCACCAAGACTCAGATTAAATCTGCCTTTGTTAAGAGTCTTCGTACTAAGAAGATGAACAAAAAGATTCTGAGTGAGTTTATTGAACTCGTTGCTTGATAAATAATTGAAAATTCAAGATTAGAAACCATGTCTAGATTCGGAGAACTTATTGGTGTAGATGAGCCAAAAGCAGCGCCTGCCCCCGCACCAAAACCTGCACCTAAAGCAAAGGCACCTGCACCAAAACCTGAACCCAAAGCAAAAGTAGTCTGAGTCCGGTTTTAAATCTGTCACACGGGGCACTTATAGGTGCCCTTTTTTTGTGTATAATAACTTCAGTTAAACAAACAACCTAATGGGACTGTCCAAGCAAAACATCATCGCTTCTCTTCAAGATACTTACGGTGAATCCGTTACGTCTGGAGATATCAAGGGATGGTGCAGTATGCATGACATGAACTATCAGACGGTTACTAACAAACTTTCCGATTACAAAGTTGGTCGTGGAAAGTGGAATCTGACCATTCAAGAAAAACTGGAACAGACCTATCAGGCACCTCCTGCTATGCCTGCGATCGAACAAAACCTTATCCCCACTAAAGATGATACCTTCGTCAAGTTTGGCAATTTTGGTGATCTTAAAAAGATTATTCAGTCCCGTGTATTCTACCCTACGTTTATCACGGGTCTCTCGGGCAACGGTAAAACGTTTTCTGTCGAACAAGCGTGCGCCCAACTCGGACGAGAACTCATCCGTGTAAACATTACTATTGAAACTGATGAAGATGATCTCATTGGCGGTTTCCGCCTTGTTGACGGTGCAACCGTCTGGCACAATGGACCAGTCATTGAAGCACTCGAACGAGGAGCTATTCTGCTCCTTGACGAGATCGACCTTGCCTCTAATAAAATTCTCTGTCTCCAAAGTGTCCTTGAAGGAAATGGAGTCTTTCTCAAAAAAATTGGCAGGTTTGTTCGCCCCAGTGCAGGTTTCAACGTCATCGCAACCGCAAACACTAAAGGTAAAGGTAGCGACGACGGACGATTCATTGGAACTAACGTGCTCAATGAGGCATTCCTTGAGCGATTCCCAGTGACTTTTGAGCAAGAGTATCCTACTGTCTCAAACGAAGTGAAGATTCTTGAGCGAATCTCTCAGTCTCTGAACGTTGACGATACTGACTTCTGTAAGCGTCTGGTCGATTGGGCAGATATCATCCGTAAGACCTTCTATGATGGTGGTATTGAGGAGATCATTTCCACTCGTCGTCTGGTTCACATCATCCGTGCTTATTCCATCTTTGGTAACAAGGCAAAGGCAATTGAAGTCTGCGTCAATCGTTTCGATGATGAAACCAAGACTGCCTTCATGGAACTGTATGATAAAGTTGACATGGATGTGGATTTTGAACCCACCGTTGACGAGGAGGTAGTCTCCTGATATAATGACTAATGCTTGGTCTCTTCTTCATGAAACTATGTTTGGTCCCGAAGACGAACACAATTTGACTATCTATGCTCCCATGAACAACAATCCTAACCGATACAAATATGATGAGGAAAGTATCCTCAAGGAATTGAGTGATTATATTTCTGGCACATACAACGCTCATTACTCTGCTGGTGATGATAAGATTCAGACTCTGGATCTGATTGAGGCATGTGGTGACGGCGAAGCATTCTGCCGATCCAATATTCTCAAGTATGCCTCTCGTTATGATAAGAAAGGCACCGCCCGACGTGACATTATGAAGATCCTGCATTATGCTGTGCTTCTGATGCATTTCAACGACAAGAATGCAAAACGTGAAACTTACCCCCAGTGATGAAATTGAACCCCAATACTATGAAACTGTCTGACAACACCCTCACCGTTCTGAAGAACTTTGCTGGTATCAACAACTCGATTCTGGTGAAAGAGGGTAAGCGTCTTCGTACAATTTCTGTTGCTAAGAACATCTTGGCAGAAGCAGAGATTAAAGAAGACTTTCCCAAAGACTTTGCCATCTATGATCTTAATCAGTTTCTCAATGGTCTGAGTCTGCACCAAGATCCTGATCTGGACTTCAAAGAAGATTCTTACGTCACTATCCGTGAGGGTAAGCGTCGAGTCAAGTATTTCTTTGCTGATCCTAATGTGATTATTTCTCCTCCGGAAAAGGAGATTAATCTTCCTACTCAAGATGTTTGCTTCCAACTGGACAGTTCTACTCTTGAGAAACTTCTCAAAGCAGCAGCAGTTTATCAACTTCCTGACCTCTCCGCAGTTGGTGAAGCAGGTGTGATCAAACTGGTTGTTCGTGATAAGAAGAACGACACCTCTAACGAGTTTGCCATCGTTGTTGGTGAGACTGATAAGGAGTTCTCATTCAACTTCAAAGTAGAAAACATCAAGATTATTCCTGGTGCTTATGACGTAGTTGTTTCTTCTAAACTTCTTTCTGAGTTTAAGAATACTAAGTACGATCTCAAGTATTACATTGCGCTTGAACCTGATTCCACCTTTAATTGATTATGAGCGATTTTATTTGGGTTGAGAAATATCGTCCCAAAACTATTGATGAGTGTATACTTCCTGACAATATTAAGAAGACTTTTCAAAGTTTCCTAGATAAAGGTGAGATCCCGAACATGCTACTGGCGGGACCTCCCGGTATCGGCAAAACAACAGTGGCGAAAGCACTTTGTAAGGAATTGGGAGTAGACTGCTATGTCATCAATGGATCCGATGAGGGACGTTTTCTCGATACGGTCAGAAACAATGCGAAAAATTTCGCTTCGACCGTCTCAATTTCGTCAGATGCTAAACACAAAGTCATCATTATTGACGAAGCTGACAACACGTCCAACGATGTACAACTCTTACTACGGGCGTTTATTGAGGAGTTTGCTGGTAACTGCAGATTCATCTTCACCTGCAACTACAAAAACAAAATCCTCGAACCACTTCATTCCCGTACAACAGTGGTTGAATTCGGAATTAGGGGAAAAGACCGACAATCCATTGCCGCCCAGTTCTTCAAACGACTCCAAGAAATCTTGGATTCAGAAGGTATTGAATATGATAACAAGGTCCTGGTAGAACTGATCAACAAACATTTCCCTGATTGGCGTCGTGTTCTTAATGAGATTCAACGTTATTCGGTCAGTGGAAAAATTGATGCGGGTATTCTTGCTTCGTTCTCTGATGTTGCCGTAAATGAACTGGTCAAAAATCTCAAGACTAAAAACTTTGCTGAGGTACGAAAGTGGATCGTTAGCAATCTGGATAATGATACTACTGTACTTCTCCGTCGCATTTATGACTCTCTTTACGAAGCCTTGGTTCCTGGCAGCATTCCTGCTGCTGTCCTTGTTCTCGCTAAGTATCAGTATCAGGGAGCATTCGTAGCAGACCAGGAGATAAATATGCTTGCTTGTTTAACCGAAATTATGGTGGAGTGTGAATTCAAATGATTGATGTAAAACTGATTCGTATGATTACCGGTGAAGAAATCATCGCAGAGATTGTCTCTGAAACTGATGATACTATCACCCTTCAAAATGGTCTTGTAGTTCTTCCTAATCCTCAAGGTGTAGGATTCGCTCAGTGGGCAACTGTAATTAGTAAGGACAAACCTGAAATCACTTTGGATAGAAAGCACACTATCTACATTGTGGAAGTTCAGGAGGACGTTGCTAAGAAGTACAATGAGATGTTTGGAAGTAAACTTGTAATGCCCGAAAGTAAAAAGTTGGTATTCTAACTATGAAAAACCCTAGACAGAAAAAGTCCAGAATGTATTATTACTTCTGGAGCGTCATGACCATCACTGTATTTTTAGGACAACTTTATGTTGGAACTGGATATCGAGTTCTGCATGGAAGTATGCAAGATCTGATTAATAAAGTTGATGGAGTTCTCCTTAGGAGTGAAGATCCATTTAGGGGTGCTCTATGAGTCTACTTAAAATTGATTACAAGAGTCTAGTTGAACCAAGAGTAAAAACTACTCCAGAAAATGTTCAACAGGCAAATGAAGCACTGTTTCGTGCTAAAATGACTCTACCCGCTGCCGCAAAGCATTGTGGTATGACCCACAAGGAAATGAAACTGACCTTCTGGGAATTTTTGAAGTACAATAAACCTGATTATGAAATCCCTGAAAACACCACTGAGATATCCCGGCGGTAAGAGTCGGGCATGTACGAAACTAGATCAATTCTTTCCTGATCTTCGTGACTACAAGGAGTATCGTGAACCATTTCTTGGTGGTGGTAGTGTTGCCATTCATATCACCAAGAAGTATCCACATCTTCAGGTTTGGGTCAATGACCTGTATGAACCTCTAATCAACTTCTGGAAGACTCTGCAGGATGATGGATATGCTCTCTACAAAAGACTCCAAGAACTGAAGTCCAGATATCCTGATCGTGGATCTGCAAAGGGTCTATTTCTTGAAGCAAAGGAACTTGTAAATGATGATTCCGTATCCCCTTTATATCGCGCTTGTGCTTTCTACGTTATTAACAAGTGCTCTTTTTCTGGTCTCACTGAGTCCTCATCCTTTTCTGCCCAAGCATCTGATAACAACTTCTCAATGCGAGGAATTGAAAAACT